GAGACGCAAGCATGTCAATTTCATTCAATAACACAGATTGATCTACTAATCTAACTTTATTTACTGATACAATATTGGTCCCTGCTGGCGCAACAGACAACAAGTTGAAAGGCGCAAACCATAACTTAAATGCTGACAAATCAACCTGAACGGAAAGTATCGGCCATACTCCGGGCGGCCACGGAAAATGAAAATGACAAACTATAGTTTCGGTTATGCTTCGATCACTAAAATATTGGCGGACGCCATCAGTGTTTATTATGCTGTCCTGGACAGACAATGATGTGCCACCAGGACCTGCTGGTATTAAAATTTCGTGCTCTGTGGAAAGTGAGTTATTAAATATTTGCTGCACAGCTTTTTGAATGGTTTCGCCATAATCACGAGCAGAACCTTTGCGAAGATCCTTAATATCGCTAATAATAATTTGATCTGAGAATAATCCGTCAGGTCTATCAGATGCACCGGCTACAATCAGTGCGCCGCCATTTATGTTGGTTGTCCTATCATATGCAGTGTTGTTCCGTCGAAATACGGCACAGATCGGAATAGCATACATATAGCCATCAACAGTGCCTAAAGCAGCAGCATCAACTGCAGTTCCAGTTCCTGCTGCCCAGAGACCGGCATCATTCGTAACTGGGGAATAGGTGTATGCCGTTGGAGTACCATCGGCCCCGGGTCCCGTGAAATCCGATACGGTATTGGCTGTTACTGATGGATCATCTAACCCATCCGGGTATGTATTCGGATCGATGCCACCAATTACTCGATATCGATATTGAATTTGAACACGAGCACTTGTTTCAGCAGCCTCGGTTGGATCGATTAAATCATCTGCGAAATTCGGGGTCGTATCAGGGGATTTAACATTCCCATGTCTAAAAATTAAGCCCCCGGCACTTTTATTTGCTACTGATGGAACAGCTAATACAAGTGCTCGCCACACTTCTAGAATGACCAAATCAACTCTGTAACTCCCTATACCCACAGGAGGCATGGGGAGATTTATAATATTGGTAGAAGTAGAATCTGAGCATTGAAATTTAAGATTCCAGCCATTAACTATTAAATTCTGCGGACTGATTAAAAATATATTTTCGGCCCCTGGTAATGGGACAGGAAAAGAATATGCATTACTAATATCTGGACTATCAAGAAAACCAGGATTTATCCAACAGGATGGTAACTGTCTACTATTGGAAAGTCTTACACCATGATCGGAAGTTATCTCACTTCGTAAATTCATCTCCCAGTCAATGACTGGTTTGGTCGTTTGGATAACTACCGATTCAAAGGATTTCTCTTCACCGGAGAATTGATCTCCAGGCATTCCTTGTGGGAGTTGACTAACACCAATACCAAGGTTCTTGTATGCCATGGGTCAAATTGACTTCTGTATAAGAGCTGGAATAATAAACATTACCGATATTAGATCCTAGATAAATAAGATCCGATTCGGATAATCGCCAATTTACGTCAAATTGCAATTGCAATTGAAAATTCAAAACTAACAACCGGGAGCACTAATCTTCCATTACTGATTCTATTATAGTCTGATCGCAATCCTTAATGGGTCTTTCATTCTGGTTTATGGGATAATCTGACATTTGTCCGCATCTATCACAGATTAATACGCCTCCAGTTTCCTGATATGAACTAGTATCGATTTTTATATATATGTCACTCCCGCAATACCTATATAACCGCCATTGATGTGCCATATCTAAATAAAGCGACGAGGCGCTGACCATTGGGGGGAGGACGGATCAGCGCCTCGTCTGGTGGACCCGGGGGTATCGAAACCCCGTCCGCAAAGTTCCGAATTCGTCTTCTACGTGCGTATCTGGTGAGACTGCACCAGCACAATATCGCCGAAGCGCGACTCCATCACCTGCTGTTTCTCATCCTATGTCGCAGGAATTCATAGGACCAGTTCGTGTACTCACGCCAGTAGCACTACTCGAACTCCTCATGCTACCAACGGCGTCACGGTTTCTTAGGCCGCGACGCGAACAGCATTGTCATTCGCTGCTATTGGTTGCTTGCTTGGTCATGGCAGGGCAAGCACTGCCAGCACGCAGACGTCTTCTTCCCTCCACGTCGAAACCTGTCGGGCCCTTTCTAACATAACTTACAATCAAAACCCGAAACAGTTACATTCCGTTTTAACATGAACTTGATTTTTTCTTTACCAAATGACTTGTGATAATTATGCTTATCTGCATATTCCTTTTCTTTCATACTCATTTTACATGCCCTGTTATACAATGTCTTCTTGTGTAATATGAACCCGTCTTCCCCGATATAATAATAATCTGGACGAACTATTCCTATTTGATCCCAATTTGCAGCTTTGTATATGGTCCCAAAATGACCATAGGTTTTATCAGCGAATGAAACTAGACACACAATCTTACCAAAATTCGGATCTTGGAAAATAGACCTGGAAATTCTGGATAGAAACCAAGAAGCGAAATTCTTCTTCTGATATCCAGGGTGTATGCAAAAACGATCAAGTTCCAAAACTTGTCTCGGATTTATATTCATGGAAGTGGCCACTTCCTCTCGTATTACAGACGAAAACTTACATATGGCAATGCATTGTGATTCAAGAAAAGCCCCGTATATTATTTTTGAAGACCTCCCGAAAGCAGCATAATGATATGAGTTTAGGAAATCTACAGCATCACCAGCATTAACTGTAAAAATTCTGATGTCTGATAAATTGAATTGTTTCTGCTCAATTTCTGGTTCATGGCCGACAATGAAGTTATTGATCTTTGATGTGATGGCATGTGGATTGGAAAATTCATGTTCATACAAATACAAAATTCTTGCAGATGGATCAAATTTCTCTAAATAAGTATACTTGGATGCATCTCTACACTGTCTATTAGGCAATGAGTGCCAATATTCCCCTTGACATTCTATGTATACATTATGATCGGGTAAGAAATAATCAAATAAATATGGCCCGATTGGAACCTGAGATTTATGTTTGATTTGCACACTATTAAGAATTAACTCAGTAATTTTCTCGATAGACGATTTTCTACCCATTTGAGCAGATCGGATCTTACCCATTTTTTCTCGAAATTTATCATCTTTCCATAATTCCTTACTTTGCAATATCTTCAATTCTCTATATTCCGGATCTTGCCATCTTCTCTTCAATCCAGAAACCACGGAATCTCTATATTCTGAATTATTCCATTTATTTTTTGCTGCTTTACAAGCTTTTATCTGAAATTCTGGATCTTGCCATTTGGTCTTAGCTATATTCGATAATTTAGTTTTATATTCTTCGGTCCGCCAAAGATCTTCGTAGTGTTTTCTATACTCTGGATCTTGCCATCTATCTTTTTGAAGCGTTTTTTGATGATCTTTATACCCTTCCCTTTGCCAAACCGATTTCTGTTGTTTAGATTGATTATCTCGATATTCTTCATTTTGCCAAATCAGTGTTTGTTGTTTGGATTGATTATCTCGATATCCTTCTCTCTGTACAACTAACTTTTGTTTTTCTGATTGTCCTGTTCTAAATTCTTTTGTTTTAAATTTTCTTTGATTTTCTATATATTCCGGAGTCTGCCACAAGTCTTTTTTTACTTTGATCTGATTTTCTCTAAATTTCGGATTTTCCCATAGTTCTTTAGTTCTATCAGACAATTGTTTTCTTCGTTCATCAGTATATACACGTTTCCTATTACACACACTGCATAATAAAATACCACGTCTTTTAAGTCTCGCTTTTAAGCACAGAATTGATGTTATGATTGTGACATCACAATCATAACATCTTATTATAACATTTGATGAGTTATTCTGAGGCTGGCCAAACTGTGCTAAGGTCAAATCCCAAACAATATGTTCTTTTATATTTAATTCCACACATAACTATACATTCGAACTATGAACTTACGCGCCAGGTCCATCCAAGAGTACTTGTCGCTGGTTTATTTATAACTTTGAACGTGACGTAATTAACTAATGCGTCTTTCACCCTAACGTCTACAGTTGGATCATATAACCCATTAGGTGGTAATATCGGATTTGTAATCGCCATATTCGTATCAATATCGCCGCCAAGTAATCCCATTTCTACCAATGGACCAACCGCTTCTGATTCCGCAAATATTGTAGTGTAATCAACTACATTAGTCGGTTTTGCACTAATAGCCCCAAAGCTATCAATAAAATTAGATGTGGCGACTTGCTTGCGTCCTATTTCATCATAAAGGGACCGTTGAGTAGGCTGACCGGATGGTGGGTTCATTGGATCCCAACCAACATCGCCGATCCCAACAGCCAAAGCATAAATTCCAAATTTTGGCTCCGATACATTAGCCACCACTCCAGATTTCAGGAGCCTGGCAACTAATATACTAGCATCAATAGTAATGACATTCGTTATGTGACCTTGATCTTGGATTTCTCCGGTTTTCCCATCCCGCATAACCCAAAATACTTCACCTCTAAGTGATGGTATGCGTTCATGGCCATTGAAATGCATATTCATTCTCAAATCCGAGTCAACACATTTGCGAATTTGTTCCTTCATCATACTAGTCATCCATCACAAAATCTTGAAAATTGATACCACAGGATTAGAGGCAGTTGGTGGTAAAAACAACAAAGGAGGCGTCCAGGGATTCACATATATTGAACCATTAAGCGTAAAATGAGTTGGATCAACAAACGTAATAACCCAACTACCGTTCGCTTCAATTGTACCAATTACATTCATAATTATGATAGTATATCCTGTTAGAAATCCATGAGCGGAGGTTGTTTCAATTTCGACCTCTCCCCCATTATTGGCTGTACCAATGATTTCTTTACCCATTGTACCCACAACCGTATATGCCTTGGGAGCTGTTACGAAATTGGAAGTATTGGTTAAACCTATTGATGGCGATGGCAACAATGGTGTAGGACCCCAAGTAAATACTCTACGATTTTTGATTACTGGTGGATAATACGCTTCTGTTGGTGGTACGGGACGTGTTACAATAACCCCGCCACTCACCCAAGGATTTATATACGCTGAACCATTAAGTGTAAAATGGGTTAACCCCCACAGACCTGGGGCGACTGTTATATCCCAATCACCATTTGCTTCGATTGTACCAAGTACATCAGTAATTGTAATATGATAACCAGTTGTAAGTTTATGTGGACTTGCTGTCTCAATTTCAATTTCTCCCCCACTATTATCCGTACCTATGACATATAAAGTTTGATTGATATTCCAATGAATCCAATAGGTTTCATCATCAGATATTGGATGGAGATGACCAACATCCCCAGTTGCAAATTGCCAGAATTTTATATTATCATATAGAACTCGAGATGGTGGATCTATTCTGATGAATATTGATGAACCATGAACTCCAGGCTCTACTCTATGAGCCTCATATCTGATTTTAATTTCGTTTGATAAAGTAACTAATGTAGCTGGATCCGAAGCATCTGGGGATATGATAATATTAGTTAAGTCATCGTTGGTATGAATTTTTTGAGTCTCTTTAATAATTCCAGATATGTGTTCATTGAACATCAATTTAGAAACATTAGCTAAATCAATGGCCGTGAGAAGATTGGAAGCTGGTGCTGGTAGAACAATATTAAGTATATCATTAGCAAGATGCACTCTATACTGAATAACATGTAATAGATATTTGATCCTAAATTCATT